ACGTTCAAGGTTCTTGAGGTTGAAACTTAAAGAATATCTTACTATAATGGTAAGATGGATATCCCTCAGCTCAAAAAGTGCTCATGCTCTCGAGCACCCCAGTCGTTGGATCAATTTTTGGATAAAAACGACAAAGAAGTGGCAACCTGTCTGAAGTGTCGTGAGAAGCAACGTAGACACGACAAGAAACCTGAACGGCGTGAAAAACATAATGAATTGCAGAAGGAAAAGGAATATTACAAGGATTGGAGAGCGAAGCAATTGGAAGAGAGACCAGGTGAATATAGGAAACATAATAACGAGATCTCTAAAGAATGGCATTTCAAAAATCCAAATTATACGGCTGAATGGAATCGAACTCATGTAAATGCACGATTGAATGCTGTAAAATCTGCGGCAGAAAGACGAGGTATCGAGTGGCATCTCACGGACGACGAGGCGAAGGTGATGATGGTCAGCTCGTGCATTTATTGCAATCACATCGACCTTGAGGTTCGCGTGAACGGCATCGACCGCCTAGACTCGAACGTCTGTTATACGGTTGAAAACTGCCGCCCATGTTGTAAAGATTGCAACTATATGAAAGGAACATACGATCCCAAGACCTTCATAGAACGCGCCAAGAAGATTGCCCTGTGTGATACCGAGTTTCCAGAGGTTCCAAACTGTGGCGAACACAAAAAGATTAACCGCAAAAAACCTACAGCCCCACAACCTGCCACGTCCCCTTCGGAGCCGAAAACTCTTCCTCTATGATTCCGGTGTTGAATTCCGGGCTACAACATATGTAAATTTTGTTCAATTCCGGGAAGGTACGAGCATTAAAGTGCCCCTCCAAAAGCACGAGAACTCCCGTGGCTCCGTGCGGCTCAAATTGGTGAAAGGATCGGCCCACTACTGTGAACCCGCACCTCTCAGCGATTTGATTCATAATTACCTCAAGATGAGAAGCTTTGGAGACCCATACGCCTTCGACGTGTCCGATGAGGTGATTCATCTTGTTACTCTATGGGTTGCTGATTTTATATGCAATTAATCCGAGCGCCATCATGATGAAAATAAGAGCGAAAAATGGGCGACCCACCGTCTGGTCCTGCTCATTCTTCGTCTCGACAAAATTGGAGACGCCCAGTGCAAGGAACAGCAGCACAAAGAGACCAAGGAAAATCGTATAAAGGTCAGATGCCATTTATTATTATAAAAGATTAAAATAAATGGAAGAGCTTGTGAAAGACACTACGATCGTTAACGCTGAACTTGTCAAGGCGTTGACCCTCCTGATGCCGGGCGAGTCCATCGAGGCTATCCTTGACCAGACAAAGAACATTATGCTGAAGCGCGTGTTCAACTCTATCAAGACGCAGAATTTCACGACGGTTATTCATTTGGTCGAAGAGCTCAAGTCCGGTGGCCTGTCTGAAGACGACGCCAGGATCGTCCTGTCCTGGTTGGCACAGGATGATGAGAAGACCAAAGCATTGGTGGATTCTGACCTCGTCATTTCTATTTTCAAATTCATTTCAGATTTGAAACCTACGGGTAGTAACCGCCGGGTCTGGTGTTGTACCCGCCCGAAGGCGCACTAGCACCGGAAATGGTGGTCCAGAAGTACATGAGGAACAGGCCCATCACCATAAGGGTGGCAGCCTTGATCATCTCATTAGCAAACTTGCGGCGATATGCCGACAAGAAGGACTGGAGACCAAACACTATGAGCGCCATACCAACCACAAATATCAGGCCTGGTGCTAACATTTAATAGTTAAGGACATTTTTATTTAGTACACCATGAACTTTGCCTACCTGGATACCCGGAGTCTCTTGGAGTCTGTCCTCGCGGTCCCACAGCACGACCCCATTCCCACGATTCCATGCGAACTGGGGCCTACATGGGAAAGCTTTTCCGAGGAGCTAGGCAAATTTAAGATGGAATTCGTCAAGGCCAAAGCCGAGCTGACCCGCAACATGGCGGAACTCAATCAGAAGCGTGAAGAAATAAATGTTCTCAAGATGATGATTGATAACATCAACTCCGAGGGCTTAAAAGAAAAGGTTGTAGAGATATTAGACAATTACGAGTCCGAAGAGGGAATCAATGCCCTGACTCAACAATGTGGGGAAATCACAGGGAGGCTGGAGGCGATGAAGAAGGTGCTGCTGAACACTGGCGCTGAAAGGTACGCCCGTTTTACATGTTTTGTTTGCATGGACAAGCTCGTTGACCTTTTCATCGACCCATGTGGGCACGTCATCTGCGACTCGTGTTGGGTGATGACGAAGAACAAGGACCAGTGCCCAGGGTGCCGCGGTAGGATACATGGAGCCAGGAAGATTTATACTATGAACTAGACGGGGTGCGCTATATAATGAATAATAACAACCGGTTCCATAGTATAACGGTCAGTACATGAGACTCTGAGAGTTGCGAATCTTCGTTCGCAACTCGGGGGCATCTCGAAATGGGAGTTCGATCCTCCCTGGAACCTCCCTCGACCTGAACACGTCGTTAAAATGTTCACAAACCTGACTTTGGCGTAGTGGTAACGCGATGGATTGTAGCTCCACAGATCGGGTGTTCGAATCACCCAAGTCAGATCCGAGAGGGGGCTGCGAATATGATTGGCCTCATATGAGCATCCCAAAAGGCTCGCCACCTTCCTCTCCCCATGCCCCGATAGCTCAGTCGGTAGAGCGTCAGACACCCTTGAAGGGCTGATTTGTTAAGGCGAGACTTGCTCTCGCCCCTGCCATCTGAATGTCACAGGTTCGAAACCTGTTCAGGGCGTTTTTTGAAGCGGCCTTCGGTCTCCGCTTAAAAAAACGCAACGTATAAACTATAAAATGGCTGTCCGTCTCGTAGACTCTATGGGCAACGATGCAGCCATCGTACAGGCCGCACGAGTCTCTTATGGAGACGGCACCAAGTCTGTCAGCGATGACCGGGCTCTGATCCGCTATCTCATGCGCCACAAGCACACGACGCCGTTTGAGATGGTTGAGTTTAAATTTCACATCGCGGCGCCAATCTTCGTGGCGCGTCAGTGGCTCCGGCACCGCACAGCCTCTGTGAACGAGTTGTCGGCTCGGTACTCTGTCGTACCGGACGAGTACTTTTTGCCCGACGAGCTCCGTCAGCAGTCTACGAACCGCGGGCAGGGTGGCGAGGAGCCGTACGAAGGCGGTGATCTTCTCCTCCTCAAGCAAAAGGCTTCGTGTGACATGGCTTTCCATACGTACGAGGAACTCATCAAGAAGGGAGTCTCCCGTGAGTTGGCTCGGACGCACCTGCCCCAATCCACATTTACTGAATTTTATTGGAAAATTAATCTCCACAACCTCTTGCACTTTCTCCAACTCCGCATGGAGGATCACGCCCAAAAGGAGATTCGGGACCTGGCGAAGCAGGTCTATGAGCTCATCAAGCCCATATGCCCCATGACGTGTGAGGCGTTTGAGGACTTTCGTCTCGGTTCGGTGACTCTGTCGCGTATCGAGGTTGATGCAATTAGTGATGTGAAATACGAAATCCCTGGTCGTGGTGAGAATCAGGAATTCCAAGAGAAGCTGACCACCCTGAACCTAGCAGCTCCTCCAAAGACTCTTGTGCAGCGACTCGTTATGTGTTTTTCAAAGTCTTAAAGGTTTTAAAATTATTCAAAGAATGAAGGCTAAAATTCCAGGTGCGTTACGGGAGCAGGTGTGGGTTCTTTATTGCGGTGACCGTCTGTTCAAGCACAAGTGCCTTGTGACCTGGTGCGAGAACGTCATGGACCCCTTCAATTTCCACGTAGCCCATAATCAGCCCGAAAGCAAAGGAGGTGCAACCGATATCAACAACTTGCGCCCCATATGCGCCAAGTGCAACGCGTCTATGGGCGACGACTACACGATTGACGAGTTTTCTGCTTTATCAGGGCCCAAGCACACGAGGCACTTGTGGGAGTGCTTCAGACACTCAGGAACTTCATCTTCTCCTGTGTCTTCACCTGGAAAAACATGAAAATAAAAACCAACAAGGGGAGACTACGAAGCTCACCGAGTTGGCGATGATCGTACCCACCTACCCCCTGAAAAGGAAAGGGGACATTTTTGATGAAATTTCGTGCACCATACACAATCACACCTACAATTCCAAATTGTACAGAAACCTCCAAGAATGTCATCCATTTTGGTTTAGTCTTGTCCAATTTTGGTGTAAAATTGTCAACAAGTCTGGAAACGAAGAACGCAAAGATGAAGCAAAGGATACCAACCCACGCGACGCCCAATGTCCGAAGTACGGCATAATTCATATTACTACTATTAAAGAAAAAAGTCCTTGATAAGTTGGGGAGAGTTCCCCGAGGCTCCAATAACATAATTGGTACGTGTATCGGTCTTATGAAAATTGAATTTTCATACAAGTGAGCCGAAAATCCGAGTTCGATCCTCGGTTGGAGCAACCCCTGTAGTATAATGGATAGTATAGCGATCTTCTAAATCGTTGATGTGGGTTCGATACCCACCAGGGGTGCGCATCAGTGCTGGAGCTAGGTCTAACAGGGAGGGCTTAAGATCCTCTGGCGAAAGCCGCACGGGTTCAAATCCCGTCTGATGCATTTTAATAATTATGAAATAATAATGGAGTGTCCAGTATGTCTGGAACCTCTAGCAGGAACTGTTGTGCACTTGGGATGTTGTAACAACCAATTGCACATACAGTGTTATCTTCCAAAATGTCCTTTATGTAGAGCAGAGCTTCCAGTTCCCAGAACTGTTCATACCATCGTACCTGTTCCTGTAACTATTATAGAACAGAGACCGGAGATTCCACGCCGATTTTTGATAACAAACATGCTTTTAGTGTCGGCGTTATTTAGTTGCGGATACGTTATTTTTGTTACTCAAAAACCTTGAATACAATTATATGGATTTTATAAAATGCGAGTGGGAGGGGTCAAAGGCGAACGTGACTCTCTCTGTCAAAGACTATCCAACAGGGGGAGTGGAGCTCGAGGTGCTCAAGCCAATGATTCACGAAATTCGTGAAAATGCGACCGATATGATTATCAAAGCAGATTTATCAGGCGCTGGTATTGTGAGAATAGAACGGTTCAAAATGATCGTCAAGATTGTCGGGGAGGTTGTGGAGTACACGCGCGACGACAATCTCCTCAGACGAATTGAGTTTGTAGGTACAGGATTTGTGTTCAGGATGTTCTACCATCCCATCAGTTTGGCCATACCCAAGTACTTCCGCGATATGGTTGTGTTTTTATAAACTTGGAAACCTCTAGGATGTCCTTGGATTGGCTGCGTTTCCAACCGGACGATGAGGCTAAGATTCTTTACGTGGAGATCCTCATGGGCCGCCTTCTCGAGCTTCAACCAAGCACCAAGGAGGCTACAGACGAGTTTTGTGAGGAACTTTACCCAGTTCTTGACCAAATTCAGGAGCTGTGTCTCGCACGTGGGTTGAAGCAGTCGTGTTCGGCCAACATGGACGGAGCGTCAGTCCGTCGTATCAAGCCCACTATCATTATGCGAATGATCTGGAACGTCTATGATCACACCAAGAATTGTATTTTACTCCAAAATTGTCAAGTATCTGGAGGGGGGACGTTTGTGAATACACTCGTCGGAGCTGTAAAAGGGTTCCTTCCACCATTCATGAGAAATATGATAACTCTAGTTCCTAGACAAAATCAGGATGATGAAAGCGATGATGAGGACGAGGATGGGTCTGAAGCGTGCAGTGAAGAATCTGATGAGATAATTTAGGTCGAAAGTTCTCTCGAGACCAATATCACCATTTATTGCTGATTTCACGAGGCCTATGAGTGGCTCATCGTCCACAGATTCTTGCTTTGCAAGTGGTTCTCCAACGCAAAATATACGCAAAGGAAACCTGTTCAACTGAAAGTCCACCGAGACCTTCATGAGCTCCGCTTCAAAAGGGGCAATCTTCTTGGCGCATTCGAGACTTATAAGGTACGCGTGAGTCCCGAGTGCTTGTCCTTCGTACAACGATTGTATAACATCCTTATCTTTGGCTATAGGAAGTAGAGGTCCTAGATGGATAATATCCCATGGAATTCCCTCTGCGTCTTCCAGGACTTGTGCCAATTTTGAAACAAAATCAGGAACAAGTCGGACATCGTCCTCGAAGACGAGGGCGGATGGGTATTGCTTCTCTACCATGTCACGCCACACGCGGGTATGACTCATTGAGCATCCGTACTCTGATGGGTTGACGTAGAGTCCTCTTGGGGGGGCGATTCGTCCATCTGTGGCTGGGAAGAACTCGACTGCAAATCCTTCTCGCTCAAACTCTGATGCAGCACTTCGTCGTCTGTCGTCTCGCTTTTCGAGATTGATGCAGTACGTGTGCATTTGTATTCATCCTCATATTTTGAACCAATGACAAACGCATCAATCAGGTCAAAGATCTGCCACAGGAGAGTTGCCTGAACCAAAGTTTTACAATTGTCTGGGAAAAACCTGAGAACAATGAATGTAAGGAGAGTGTACCCTACATTCACAACTAGATTCAGTTCACGAAAGAGGATATACGCCAAGTATACAACAACAGCTAGTATAAGCTCGTTCCTCATTACCAAATCAACTTAAAAAAAGAAGGCGCGAAAAACATCAAGGAATATGAGCGACCTCCTGGTATTCTACCCACAGGGCAAGTACCTGTACATAGAGTTCCTGGGGGCCAATTACGTCAGGCGCCAACCCAAGACGGCACTCGAGGCTGCAGAATTCATGATGTCAATCAAACCCATAGTTCAACAACTTGATGATTATGTTATCAAACACGGTCTCAAGGAGGTTATCGAACTGAACCTCAAGGGGGTTCCAATTTCTAAACTAAATTCAGAGACGGCAATCCACCTCATGAACCTCATGGTGGAGATCCGACCGGACAAGGGCATTCTGGAAAAGATTCGCATCACAAATAGCAACCCGTTATTTAGCATGGTTTACAAGAGCGTGAAGACCAGGCTACCGACGCGCGTTTCCAGCATAGTGGAGTTTGCGGAAAATGACAAATTTTTTTAGGTGCGCTAAAAATTATGGAACCAGCTAGTAAGATGAAAGAGGATGAGTGGCACGACAAGGAAGAGGCGTTCCTTAAAAAGATTGAAATGCAGTGTAACGCATATCACGCGTACTTCAATAAAGACTATACATATTACCACAGATTGTCAGCTAGGTTCAACATCCCCATCCTCATCATATCCTCTGTCAACGCACTTACGGCAATTTCTCTGAATGAATTCTTGTCTCAAAATTACGTGAGCATTCTTAACGCGGTGTTGTCGGCTGGCACTGGTATTCTCGGATCTATTCAACTGTACATGAAAATTAACGAGAAGATGTCAAACGCACTACGGTCGGGAATCCTCATGAAGCGTCTTGCGCTCAAAATTTCAAAAGAGTTGAGCATCGACCGAGAGCAGCGTGGAACGATCGGTCAGCAATTCCTTCAGGAGTGCTTTAGCGAGTTTAACGCGGCTCTTGAACAGGCGAACCCTATAGAGAAGAAGATTCAGAATTTCCTGGCACTGGGGCAGACGCCACCAACCAAAGTCACAAACTTCATGAACCTTGCGGCGGCGGCCGTGAGCAGTCTCACGCCCAGACGGTCGACGGTAGAAATCGATGAAGAGTTTACTTCATATGGAAGGATGTCACTTCCCGGGGCGCCCCGTTCCAAAATGCTTTGGGGTCTGCTTGGTACAACTCGTAAAGCCGAAGGTTCTCCTCCCGAATCAGTTTCTCCTCCGAATCTGAACGAGTCAATCCGGGAGGGAGAGTCTCCAAAAGCACGGGTCGGAGAGCCATGAGTTCGGGCGTTCGCAGTGCAGCGACAGCAAACCCTAAATCTAAATCAAACCCCGTTTTCACGTCCCGGAGCCAATAGTGCTGACACGCCTCCCTGGTCTCTTCAATCACACACCACCCCTTGATCATAGCGGTATCTATACCCTTCTGATCAAGTGAGCGCTTTAGTATCGCGAGGTGGTGAATCACCGCCCCAGGAACGTTGTGAATTTTGATCCGGACGGCGGCACGTTTCACAATATCCTCCATATTACATCAATAACTTTTTGTTTCCTTATATAAAATGAGTTTTGGTTCATTTATATCGGGTGGTTTGCTTGTTCTTCTGCTCATCATTATCCTAGCGAATGTATTGCCTGTAGCACCGCCAAATTGTCCAGTATTTGCGTCGCCGAGTCCTGCATAAAAAAATAACACCCTAGATTAACAATGACAGAACTGGATCCAATTCTCACGCCAAGCGCATCACGCTTCACAACCTTTCCTATACGGTACCCGGATCTATGGGCTCTATATAAGAAGGCTATCGGTTCATTTTGGACGGTCGAGGAGATTGATCTCGGCTCGGACCTCAAGGACTGGGACAAACTCAATAGCGACGAACAGCACTTCATCAAGATGGTTTTGGCTTTTTTTGCAGCATCAGACGGAATTGTTTTTGAGAATTTAGAGTTGAATTTCACAAAGGATGTTCAGATCTCAGAGGCGCGGTCATTTTACGCGTACCAGGGGTTCAACGAGAGCATCCACGGCGAGACGTATTCGCTGATGATTGACAAGCTCGTGAAGGATCCGGAGGAAAAGGCGGGACTCTTTCGAGCCATAGAGACTGTCCCCGCGGTTAAACAAAAGGCTGAATGGGCAATGCAATGGATGAGTCCGGACTCTCCTTTTGCGCAGCGGCTGATAGCTTTCGCGTGTGTGGAAGGCATCTTCTTCTCGGGATCATTTTGTGCTATATTTTGGCTCAAAAAGCGGGGCCTCATGCCTGGGCTCAGTTTTTCCAACGAGCTGATTTCCAGGGACGAGGGGCTCCATCAGGAGTTTGCAGTGACGCTCTATTCACACCTTGCGGAAAAATGCCCTTCCAAGGATATCCACAAGATTGTTCAGTGGGCTTGTGAGGTTGAGAGCGAGTTTATCACCGAGGCGCTTCCATGCAAACTGATAGGCATGGACGCTGGAGAAATGACGCAGTACATTCAGTTTGTGGCGGATCGCCTGATGAATCAGTTTGGAGAACAGCCAATTTATGGCGTGAAGAACCCTTTCGACTGGATGGAGACCATCTCGTTGGAAGGGAAGACCAACTTCTTTGAGAAGCGGGTTGGAGATTATTCAAAGCATATGGTTGTAGAGGGTGATGAGATTCGCTTTGACGAAGAATTCTGAAAGAATCTTCGGGGGTGAAGAATTCTGAATTCTGAACGACTACTTGTACATCTGATAGTACCCTGAAGCACGAGGCACGAGGCGCATCAAAAACCCAACAATCAGAATGTAAACCAAAGCATGGAGCAGAAGGCCTGGGAATGTTGCCAGTCCCTCTGCGCTAGCGACCCAACCACCAAGGATTGCCCGAACCGCCTTGTACATCGCCGGGTTGGCGACGAGGACATAGGCCAAAAAGGGAATCACGTAGAAGTTGAGCTGAGACATTTAATTTTAGTTGAGAATTTATTAACACGCGCCGGTGATTTCAGAGGGCTCCATTCTGGCGTGGGCGTCTGGGCGGTGGTACTTGGACACCTTCTTGCCGTAGACCAGGCTCGTCACGAAGCAGGAAAGAAGCACAAACACCAGGGCGTGCAGGAGAAGACCCAGGTTGCTGGGGAGGCCACTGCTGTTGGCGATCCACGAGCCGAGCAGGCTGCTGGTCAGCTTGAAGGTCTCGGGGTTGGCGACGAGGAAAAAAACGATAAAGGGAACAACATTCTTGCTCATTTCACTGTGCATTTTGTAATATTGGTTCAGAATTTAATTTCCAAATGCCTGGCGATGCTGACGGGCGGCCCGAAGATTCGCTCCGCTGTTTTCAACAAAAGTGGGGTTGCGGCGCATCACGGGCCTCTGACTCTGGGCATTTGGCGAGTTCTGTACGACGGGGCGCGTGACCATAGTAGCTCTGACCTTTTGGTTGATCTGGGCGACAGTCATACCGTTCGTGTTGAATGTGATTGCCGGTCTGTTCCTGAACTTGTCGCGCGCCGGAACCTGAAGAGAAATCAGAATCTTGTTGACTGTCTTTTTCTGTGCCGCGGATAGCCGCTCATCGTTCTTGAGGTTTGACCACTTGAACACGTTCATAAATTTACCAAAACGCGCCGTCTTCCCAGTTCCCTGTGGAGTCTGGAGAATCCTGTACTGAGCGCGACCTGTAGAGTTTTCTGAATTTTGGACCGAACTTAGAATAGGCTCGACGCGCTTCAGAAGAGGATATTCATCGTAGATTGTCTTAGTCTGGCCCACCGAAGTTTGACGAGTGGCGGTGGACCCATTTAGTTTCCCTGCTTAAAAATGTTTCCGGAGCTGACGTTGCGAACCTTGGGCATGTTCTGGTTCCGGTTATTCAGGTTGTACCGGGTGTTATTGGCGCTATTGGCGAAATACCAGTTGGATCTTGGATTATTGCGCTTCACCTTGACCTTGGTGTTTGATCCGGGAACGTTAATGTTCACCTCGAGAGGCGCCACATTCCCAGTCTCGTTGCCAGTAGTGGGGAGTTTTGCGTTAATCCGAGCCCTATAATTGGTAATCTCTCTGTTCTTGTTGGCCGACACGAGTCCCCCTTCACGTGCAAGAGAAACACTCACATTCAATTGACGACGAAGGGCATTCGCGGTGGCGGCGCTCAGAGCTGCGGGTAGTGGCCGCCGCAGCATACCGTTAATTTTGTTCATCGCGACCTGTGCGTTCGAACGATTCGCGGCGCTGACTCCTTCAGCCTCGTTGGAAGCCTCCTCCGCCGCCTTTGCCTGGTTATTTGACGGGAGACCTGCTGCAGCCGCACCAGCTGCAGCTGTGTTCGCAGACTGTGCAGGTGTCGCATTTGGTCGTGCAGCTCTGGCCGCGTTGGCCGCCGCCCTGGCTCCCACATTGTTTGCCGCGTTCGAGCTCATCCCCAATGCCAGAGCCTGCTGCTTCGCCGCACCGGCAGCCGCCGCAGCCACCTGCACAGGTGGGGCGCCAAGTGCGAGAAGAGGTTTGACGGCGGCGTTTGCAACGGCATTAGGGGTGGAACCATTTCCCCGAGTCACACCTGCAGCCGCGGCTGCCGACTTTGCGTTGTTCCCACCTGCGTTATTGACGGCTGCGGCAGCTGCACCGGCCGCCTTGGGGCGCTTGGAGTTAATGTAACGCTTGAGTGCGTTCACGATCTTGGTGTTTATCGGGGGCAAAGCGCTCATGTTATTTTTGTTACGAACATTTGTGTAAG